AGACCTTACAAAGAGTGGTGGTGGCATAACATCTAAAGGTGATATCTATCAAGTTATTGCCCCTGGAAATAAAAATATTATGGAAGCAAAAGGTATTGCCTCTGATGCAAAGACTATGCTTCCTAGCAAAAATATGATTCGAGATGATTTTAAAAATTTATATAAACCTTTAAATGTTACACGACAGTATACACCACCAAAAGCACTACGTACTGATGCTGCTTATCGTGGTAGTGGCAGAGCAAACCGACCAGTAAGAATGAGTAATGTTGTAAGCTTAGAACAATTTGTTCGCAACAATATGGCAACTGCTACAAAACCAATGTCTGAGAAACGAAACAAAAAACTTACTTTGTTTCCAGATCGAAAACGTCTAAGCACTGATGCTGTATATAATCCAACAGCAATTACAATAACCGAAGAAGATAGGAAATTACTAAAAAAACTTAAAGAGATGTATGGTAACTAATGTCAAAGACTGCAACAAAAACGAAACCAGCTTTATGGAAAAGAATAGTTGCACGTATTAAAGCACAAGCAAGCTACGGTACAAAGGCTGGTCAATGGTCTGGTCGGAAAGCACAAGCAGCAGTCAAAGCTTATAAGAAAGCAGGTGGTGGATACCGAGGTGGTGGCAAATCTAAAACATCATTAGCAAAATGGTCTAAGCAAAAATGGAGGACTAAGTCTGGTAAGAAGTCTAGTGAAACTGGAGAAAGATACCTACCATCGAAAGCTATAAAAAAATTATCTGCTAAAGAGTACGCAAGAACAACAGCCAAGAAGAGAAGGGATAAAGCGAAGGGTAAGCAATTTAGTAAACAGCCTAAAGCGATTGCACGTAAGGTTCGTAAATATAGAAAGACCTAGCATGGCTAACAAGAAAGAATTGGAAAAACAAATAGAAGTTTTGACAGATGCAAACAAACTGCTTACACAAGTAATACGTGAAAAGAATGAAATGATACATTGTTTAGAAGTATTATTTAAAGCAGAGGAGTATGCATATGACGAAGTCCCCCCAAAAGAAGAAACCCACTAAACTAGAAAAAGCAGAAGATCGAGCAAAGACAATGGTTGATAATGACCAGCTACGTGTCTATCTACAAAGACAAAAACAAATAGATCAGTATGTAGAATTTAAAATGATAAAAGGATACTCGAAAGAAGAAGCCACTAGAATGGCAGAAGAGTTAATAGGCGAAGGCAAAAACTATGACTAGTATATTTAACAAAGTATTAATAAAAGATCTAGTCAAACTACGTACTGTTGTTAAATCACAACACATGAAAGACTATCCAGAATCACATATCAATGATTATGAAGCAGATAAGATTATTGAATCTTTGTCTGAAGAAGCTAGAGAAAAATTAATTAAGTTAGCAGTTGATTATGGGATCACTGAACTATAAACCAGATGGCGAAACTCTAAAACTATTTATGAAAGATGATGCCTTTCTGCGTGGCTTACGTGGTCCAGTAGGTAGTGGCAAGTCTGTTGCATGTTGCATAGAAATATTCCGTAGAGCATTACTGCAAAAAGAAAGTGATGATGGTATAAAGAAATCACGTTGGGCAGTAATTAGAAATACAAACCCACAACTAAAAACAACAACAATCAAAACATGGCTTGACTGGTTTCCAGAAGATGAATGGGGTAGCTTTCATTGGTCAGTGCCTTTTACTCATAGAATTAGAAAAGGTAATGTTGACTTGGAAGTAATATTCCTTGCGCTTGATAGACCAGAAGATGTAAAGAAATTACTATCTTTAGAACTAACTGGTGTATGGATTAATGAAGCAAGAGAGATACCAAAGTCAATAGTCGATGCTTGCTCTATGAGGGTAGGTCGATATCCATCGATGAGAGATGGAGGCCCAACATGGTATGGAGTTATATGTGATACTAACCCACCAGATACAGAACACTGGTGGTCTATTATGTCTGGTGATTCTGTATTGCCAGATTATATTTCTAAGTCAGAAGCAAAGATGTTAGTTAAACCAGATAACTGGACATTTTATAATCAACCACCTGCTATGCTTGAAGTAAAGAATAAAAGTAATGAGATCGAAGATTACATAAACAATCCAGATAAAGAGAATGGTAAAAACTTAACTGGCGATTACTATAGCAATATAATACGTGGTAAAACTAAATCATGGATTGATGTATATATATTAAACAAACTAGGACAAGTATCAGATGGCAAGCCAGTATATGAATCATTTGTGCATACAACACATGTTGCAAAAGGAGATCTAGCTATTGCAGATGGTGTACCAATTTTTGTAGGTATTGATTTTGGTTTAACACCTGCATGTGTATTTGCACAAAGACTACGTGGTCGATGGATAGTATTCGATGAATTAGTAGCAGAAGATATGGGCATAGTAAGGTTCTCAGAAATAATGAAACAGCACATGGCTCAATATCTACCAAGAGAATTTATTATCTATGGAGATCCTGCAGGGGATCAAAGAGTACAAACAGATGAATCAACACCATTTCAAATACTACGTGGTCGTGGTTTAAATGCAAGACCAGCACCATCTAATGATGTAGCATTACGACTAGAAGCAGTAACAGCTGTGTTAAATAGAATGACTGATGGAGAAAGTGGTATACTCATTGATCCAAAATGTAACAATCTAATAAAAGGATTTGATGGTGGATACCATTATAAACGCATGCAAGTATCTGGAGAAAGGTATGATGACAGACCAAATAAGAATAGATTTAGTCATATACATGATGCCTTTCAATATCTATTGTTAGGTGCTGGTGAAGGTCGTGCATTGACAATAGGACAAAAACAGAGTAAACCTGTAATAGCTAAAAGAAATTTTGATGTCTTTAGTGTAAAACCACGATCAGTATTTGGAAGGATGAAATAATGTGTGTCGGTTCATTACTTGGTTCTAAACCAAAGCCACCCCCACCACTTGCAGAAGATGCTACATTATTAGAACAACGCAAAAGAGCAAGAGCAGAAGAACAAGCACAGATTCTTGCTAACAAGCAAAAACAATTTGAATTACGTGTTGATGCATATACTGGTAAACGTGGCACAAGATCATTACTAAGTGGCAGAGCTGGTGGACAAGGATTTAAGTTAGCTGGCAATCTTATGACTAAGGATACATTAGGTGTATAATGGTAATTGACGTAAAACCACAAACTCAAGAAAATATATATGAAAGTGATGTCAAGAGATTACTCTCACGATATACTTCAGCACAATCATTAAAAGACTTATGTTTACCAACATTTGAAGAATGCTATGAGTATACCTTGCCACAAAGAGAAAGTTTTTATTCTGAAAGCCCAGGGCGCAGAAGATCAGATAGGATCTTTGATGAAACTGCTGTAGTTGGTGTTCAAGAATTTGCTAGTAGACTACAAGCAGGGATTGTACCTAACTATGCTCGATGGGCTGATCTTGTAGCTGGTACAGAGATACCACCAGAGCAACAAAAAGAAGTTAACTTGATGTTAGATGAAGTTACTGAATATGTATTTGAGATACTACAGAACTCAAACTTTGCACAAGAAGTACATGAAACATTTTTAGATTGTGCAGTAGGCACTGGTGTTTTGCTTGTAGAAGAAGGTGATGCATTACAACCAATACGGTTCAAAGCAATCCCATTACCACAAGTAACACTTGATGCTGGTCATAACGATACTATAGATCATGTATATCGCATGCGTAGAATTAAGATGCGTGATCTGCAACATGCATATCCAAATGGTAAACTATCAGATAAAATGATGATGGATATGGTAAAAGGTGGTGATAAAGAATGTGAGATACTAGAAGTAGTTTATAGAAACTATTTTAATACAAAAGAAGAAGAACATATTTATTGTGTTATTGCAAAAGAATATGAACACAAGATTATGGAAGAAACATTTAAAGGTGTGGGTTCTAATCCATATGTAGTTTATAGATGGTCAAAAGTTGCTGGTGAAGTATATGGTAGAGGCCCAATACAACTTGCACTACCTGCAATTAAAACTGCAAATCTTGTTATCGAATTGATACTTGAAAATGCACAGATGAGTATATCTGGTATGTATCAAGTAGAAGATGATGGCGTTATCAATGTAGATAACATACAACTAATCCCTGGAACTATAATACCAAAAGCTGGTGGTTCATCTGGACTTACACCAATAGCACCTGCTGGTAATTTTAATGTATCTGATCTTGTGCTTCGAGATATGAGAACTAATATAAAGAAGGCTCTTTACAATGATATGCTCGGAACACCAAATGAAAAAACACCTATGACTGCAACAGAGATAGCAGAAAGAATGGCAGATCTCTCCAGACAAATAGGTGCTGCCTTCGGTAGACTACAAGCTGAACTTGTTAATCCAGTACTTCAGCGAGTAATCTATATACTGAAGAAACAAGGAAGAATTCAAATCCCAGTTGTCAATGGTAGAGAGATAAAGATACGTTCATCTTCACCTCTTGCACAAGCACAACATCAACAAGATGTTGCTACTATTGATAGATTTTTAGGTATGATGCAAATGAGGGTGGGTCCAGAATTGTTGAATATTCTAATTAAACAAGGTGAGGTTGCTAAGTTTATTGCAAGTAAATTAGGTATACCAGAAGAGTTAATTAGAAGTGAACAAGAGATGCAGGAGGCGGCTATGCAACTGCAACAATTACAACAACAACAACAGATGCAAGGACCACCTCAAGAGCCAACATAATATAGGAGGATATTATGCATGAGAGAGTACTTGTCATTAGTGATCTACACATTCCGTACCATCACAAAGATTCTTTTAAATTTCTCGAAGAAGTTAAAAAACAATTTAAGCCAGATACCGTTATCAATATTGGGGATCTACTTGATTTCCATGCTATTTCTTTCCATGAGCATAATCCAGACTTACCATCAATAGGCGATGAGTTAAGTATTGCAAAAGCTCATATTAAAGAACTAGAAAGCATATTCCCAGTCGTTACAGAAGTACATAGTAACCATAGTAGTTTGGTCTATCGAAGAGCAATTAAGTATGGTATGTCTGCACAATTCCTTAGACCATATGGTGAGTTTCTTGGCACTAAAAAATGGCAGTGGGTAGATGATATGACACTCAAACTTAGTAATGGTAAGAAGGTTTACTTTACACATGGGAAGTCAGCAGACATACTAAAGGTATCGCAGACTATGGGTATGTCAGCAGTACAAGGACATTACCATACTAAGTTTTGTATTAGCTATTGGGCGAACCCAGACGATTTATACTGGGGTATGAATGTTGGATGTTTGATAAATCAAAAGTCTATGGCATTTAGTTATGCAAAGAATTTTAATACACGTTTTGTATTAGGTTGTGGAATTATCATAAATGGTGTTCCCAGACTACTACCAATGGTGCTAGATAATAAAGGTAACTGGATAAAGGAGATTGTATGACAGACAGAATAAACCCAAGTTATTATCAGAAAGGTGTATGTGATTGTGGTAAGAAGCTACAGACTTATGACTTTGTTCGTGAGATGCCATACCCAGATGCTTCAGCAATAAAGTATATTGTTAGGCATAGAGAAAAGAATGGTGCAGAAGATATACAAAAAGCTATATGGTTTCTGCATGCAATATTAATTAAAGAATATGGAGTAGTGGATGGAAACACAAAACAATAAACTTATTGGCTTAGACAATATAGAAAGAACAGCAGAAGATGAACAGATGTTGAATGAAGCATTTTCTATTGCTTTTAATACACCAACTGGTGTAAAGGTATTAGAATACTTACGCTCGATATCTATTGAAACAGTAGCTGGTCCACAGATTGGTAAAGATCATTTGATGCATTTAGAAGGTCAAAGATATATTGTTGGGCTAATACAGAGAAGAATTAATAAAGGTAAAAGTCAAAAAATAATTAAGGATAAAACTAATGAATGAAAATGATAATGTTGAAAATCAAGTAGAAGAAACACCAACAGAAGAACAAGGTGAACCTACGACAACAGAGCCAGTTGAACGACCAGACTTTATACCAGAAAAGTTTTGGGATGCAAGTACTGGTGAAATAAATATTGAAGAGTTTGGTAAGTCTTATTCTAATCTTGAGAAATATGTAGGTGGTAAGAAAGATGAATTACGTGAAGTAATTATCAATGAACTATCAGAAGAAGCTGATTCTGAAAGACCAGAATCATATGAGCTACCTAAACTACCAGAAGGTGTATCAGAAGAAATGCTATCTGATAATACTATGGCAAAATGGTGGAAAGAACATTGTGATGAAAATGCATACTCACAAGAAATATATGAAGAAGGGATTAATAAATATATTGACAGTTATCTTGATAGTACACCTAACCTTGAGAAAGAAATGGAAAAGCTAGGTGAGAATGCCAATGCAAGATTAGATGCTGTAAACTCTTGGGCTTCTGCATTTTTTGCACCAGAAGAATACGAAGCAATAGCAGGTAGTTTGGGTGCTACAGCTGAAGGTATCGAAGCACTAGAACGTATGATGCAAACAACTATTGAAAGTGTATCCAGAGCAAATACTGTTGCTCAGCCAGAGAGACCACTAACATTAGATGATGTACGTAATATGATGAAAGACAAAAGATATTATGATCCTAAAGAAAGGGATGCTGCATTTGTGAGAAAAGTAGATGACGCATTCTCTAGGTTATACAGATAGGATTATATTGTGAAAAAACAATCCCAGAGGATTGCTGGAGATTAGCACCAAATATACGACAGATAGATAAGTATGAAATAGCACTATGGGGATTAGATCCTCTACAAGCATTGATGTTTCCTTTCAGAACAAAACTTAGCAACGTTCATACTTATACTATCTTCAATGATTTCGCAGACATTGTAGGTATATTTGGTGTTATGCCTACCTCAAAAGATATTACACATGGGAGGATA